CCACAATGGAACTGGCCCACTCAGGCTTCGGCTCCTCCGAACTCGCCAACTGGGCGCGTGAGATAGCCGTTCTCCATGAGGTAGGCCAATCAAAGCCTCGACGCTTCCAGCTAGCCTTCTGCAAGCGCGGATCGCGGCTCCAGTCTAGCTCACTTCATCTTCGTCATTCTCCCAAGGGTATTCTGTGGGAGCAGTGGAACCCGATGCTAATGACCGGGGCGCAACTGAAGGAGCCGCAAGCAACTCCGCATCGGCCAAGGAGGCGCGCATAGCTTTCCACCAGTCCTCTCCATCAGCCGCTTTCTCTTCGGGGGGAGCGGCTTGTTGATGTTCGGGTTCCGGATCATCCTTCGAGTCGGCCACCTCCTCATCCTTCCTGCCACCCTTGCGCCGGCGCAACAAGACCATCTCGTTCTTCACCTTCCGAAGCTCCGATCTCAATGACGATATATCACGCTTCAACTCCGTAACAACACTCATAAATAGTGATATCTTGTCCACCTCCTCGGCAGGCACCCAATCACATCCACGCCACTGACGATGGATACGATCGTATATCAACACCGCGCTCTTCAGATGGCGCATCGAATCAAACGCACGAATCGCACGGCCCAATTCACACCTCATATTCTCGCGGATGTGGGCCACAACCTCGGATCGTGTCGGATCGGCATCGTGCCGCATGGGCGGCATCAGGCGGAACATGGCGCGTAAGGTGGAACCGTTGTCTAAGTAACTCATGAGAGAACCAAGGTCACATGTCTCAAGACACCCGTCAAGTATCCAAAAGGAACTTCCGATCACGGTAGCACAAAGTTCCCAGCCCCCCCCGCTATCTCCCCTAAAAGGGAGTTCCATACTCCCTTAAAAGGGAGTCAATAAATGCTGCGCCGCTACGCTTTTGGGGGACTTACGCCCCCCGCGGCGGCGGCATTTATTGCGAACCCCAACTGATTACGAAGTATCGGGTAGGTGGTGGTTGTGGTGGTGGATCGGAGATGTCGATTGCTGGAGCTGGGAGGGGCCTAGGAGCGCGTTTGATGGCTGGATGGGGTGTGGGGAGCGGAACGGGGGGTATCGTCGCTTAGAACAGGACCGCTTGGATTGGCCTACTCGACCGCACCATGATTCCGGATTTCCCGATTCCCGATTCTGGAATTCCGAATTCCGAATTCCGAATTCCGTATGGCGTATGGGGGATCCGGAATACCGCACCATGAGGTTCTGGGTCCGCGGGGCGCACATGAGGAGCACATGAGATCCGCGGGCGGGCGACGGGGGGGGGGTGTGACATTCGATGTCCTATGCCAATAGCGGGGTGGGACATTCGATGTCCTGGGGCGGATCCTGGTGGGCTAGTGTGAGATCCGGATCCGAGACTATGGGCAAAGGAAGGAAGGGGGCGATGGCCTACTGTTAGGCAAGCGGGCAAGCGGCCCAAGGAAGGAAGGAAAGCGGCAAGCGGACTATCGGGGCAACAAAAAACCCCGCAGGGTTGAACCTACGGGGCGTGGTGATGGGCTTTGGTTTACTTACCGTTACCTGCTAGGGCTGAGAGAATGAGAAGCAAGGTGAACAGCAGGCAGAGGGCAAGGTACCCTAGGACTCTTAAGAGGGGTTTCATTAGATCAGCCCGAGGGCGATAAGAATGGACGGGCACCCGTGGCTACAGGCTCCGTCGGGTTCAACGATACACCCTTCGGTGCAGCAAGCGGGTGATGTGGCTTCCCACATGGCGTTACGGGTGAAGTCCTCGAGGGTGTCGGGTGTGAACCCTTCGTTTTCCAAGGCTTCGGTGGCTGTGATCAGGTACGGGTTGGCTTTGGTTTTCATGAGGTTCAAAAGTTCCGGATGATGACTCCGTTTTCCCACACCTGAACCACGTCCGTGCGGTTCATGAGCCATTCGATGGGAAACTCATCCTTGGAATCCACACCCTCGAGATAGCCGAAAGCTTTCGCAGCGTCCAAGGCGGAAGGGTACTCACTCCACTCACAGCACAGGGCGATGGGGTCAAGTTCAAGTTCTGTGTCCGTGTCCTCCTCCACCCTTTCAAGGTGCTCAAAGAGTGCCCGCAGGGCATGATAGGAAAACTGCGTTCCCCGCCCGCAGGCACGGAATGCGTCGGTAAATGAGTACTGTGTTACAATGGTTTTCATATGGTTTGTAAGGGCATCAATTGCCCGTGCAACCCACGCTTGCGCATGGGCTGACCGGAGAATTTAAGCTTCAAGGAAGTGAACAGCACCCTTTCCATGGGGTGGAATATGGACAGACTCGAGTCCGCCCCGCGCACCCGCACAGAGTTGACACACGGCGCAGGGGGTTCCATCGCGAGTGGAGGCGCAAAGGGATTCACCCACACTAGCTTCGGATCCCACGCGAAAAGTAGACCAGCCAAGGGATCGGGCGATCACGAGTTCAGCGATGGAATCCACACTGGCCATGAGAAGGGTGCGCCAAGGTTGCAAGGAAGGTTTTCTCCATTGATGGGTGTAGCCCGTGTGGCCGGAAGCCACACCCGCGATCGCGAGCGCAAGGGATAAGGGGATATGCACAGGGTCGCCGTAGGCTCCGAAACGGACTTTCCTTCCGACGAAACACTCGAGACTACGCAGCAAAGGGTAGTTGCCCGCTTTCCATGCCTTCCAAATCCCTTGGGGAGCCTGCCCGGGGTTGACGTAGCACGAACGATCCACACCGAAGCGACCGTTTTCTTCGTGGCCGCGATGCATGCAATTGCCGCAGATTAAGCGATCCAAGCCCGTCCGGATCGCTTCGGTGGGGGAGACTGATTTAACGAGTATCCAAATTTGGATCATGTCGCCGGTTTTCCGGTTGTCCGATGGGGTTTCAAAGCCCGTGGCGATGACAACCCGCAGGGTGTCCTCATGAAGGATAAAGCCGTTCACAGGGAACCTTTCTCGAAGCGCAAAAAGAAAGCCCGCGCATGATCAAAGTGATGATTCGAATCTAAGGAAACCTGCGAAACGATTTTACCACCCTTTCGACGATATCCGCCAATTGCATGCGTAAATCCTGCGCGATAAGCTTCGCGAAGAGCTTCGGCACGGGAGCGAAAAGACCGTCCACGGGCGTCTAAGCAAGCGGATGCCGAAGAGCAAAAGTAGAACCCACCGACATCTTCAAAGATCCGGGCGGTGGTCGTCTGAGGAATGAGGTTCAATTGACACCTCCCATCACAGCGTCAACTAGCAACCAGATTACGGGAAGAATGAGGAGGTGAAGCGCGAGGAATCCAAGCGCACGGAGGAGTTTATCTGAGGGTTTCATGAGGTTTTGAATGCTCCCATATCGGAGAGCGTGCAAGGATTAAAGCAAAGGAGTCGCGCATTGTCAACATCGGGCAACAAAAAGTTTGCAAGCTCCTAGGTTGGCATGCAAAGCGGGGGGATGGCCAGGAAGACAGAAACGAAGGAATTAGCGGTCGCGGAGAAGCCCAAGGCGAAGATTGGGAGGCCACTGAAAGTCCTTTCCACTGAAGTCACAAAAAAAGCGATTGAAGCCGCTCGCCTTGGGATCCCACTGGAACGCATCGCGATCGGTTGTGGGTTCTGGAACAATGGATCGGGCTGGCAAACCTACCTAGCTAGGAATCCCAAGTTCGCTGCGGAGTTGGAAGCGGCCCGCTTTGAAGGTGAGCTAGAACTCACCTCAGTCGTTCGTTCCTGCGGCAACGGCTGGCAAGGTTCCGCATGGCTACTCGAACGAACGAGAGGCTACGTAGCCCGCGCTCAACTCGAACACACTGGTAAAGGTGGCAAGGAGTTATCGGTTAGTGGCAATTTACTAGGCGCATTTGGTGGTCAATCTAAATAGAATAAGCAATAGGAATAGCGTAGTAGGATAAGGACTATTGTAATAGGACAACGGGGGCGGGGGACCACCCAGGAGGGGGGTGGGTGATACCTTATACCCCCTCTCCCCACCCAACCCAATTTTATGAGTGTCAAGCAAATTAAACGGAAGAAATCCCCTTCACTAGGAATGGGTTCGCATATCCCTGCATGGAAGCAGCGTAAGCTCCTGGAGGAGGCACAACATTTGGCCAACTTCCCTAAGATGATGCTGGGGCTTCGCGACACCTATCCTTGGCAGGAGAAGGTGCTGGGAGCGTTGAACGAGAAGCATTCGAAGGTGGCACTCAAAGCCGCGAATGGTTCTGGCAAGACGAGCATGGTAGCCGCATCAGCCGTTGTCTGGCACATGCTTCGCTGGCCTGGGAGCTTGGTGGTATGTACCGCTGGTGTGTACCGACAGGTGGCCGACGCTCTATGGCCGCATCTTCGTAAGATGATCAATGGATTGGGTGGCGAGGAGAATGGATTCTCGATCAAGGATGGAGAGATCCGCTATGTGTACCCGAAGAAGGTAGATGGTCAGGAGTTGGTGAGTAGGTGCATAGGGTTCAGCGCGAGCAATCCTGAGAAGGCGGAGGGCTGGCATGTGCAGGGTCCGAGCAATGATTTGCTGTATATTGTGGATGAGGCGAAGGCGGTACCGGACGGGATATTCCAGTCGATGGAACGGTGCCAGCCAACGCGGACTCTGTTGATGAGTAGCCCCGGGGGATCCTCCGGCTATTTCTACGATGTATTTCGCAGAAATGATGGTAAGTGGAATACCTTTACGGTGACGGCTTTTGATTGTCCGCATATTCGGAAGGAGTGGATTGATGATCAGTTCGCGAGATGGGGAGAGGGTCATCCGCTGGTGAGATCGATGATCTACGCGGAGTTCATGGAGGACGATGGGAGTTTGACGGCGGTGAAGACGATCGATTGGCAGAGGGTGGTTAGTGGCCCACCTAAGGAGGATACGGAGGGTCAGCCGTTGACCGCGGGCTGTGACTTCTCGGCTGGTGGGGATGAGAGTGTTCTCGTCATACGCCAGGGTAATACGGTTAAGGGGCTGGTGCGGTGGCGGGATAAGGACACGATGGCCAGTGTGGGTAGGTTCATAGCGGAGTTCAGGAAGTGGAATCTGAAGGCGGCGGATATCTATGCGGATGTGGGCGGTATGGGTGTGGTGATGTGCGATGCGTTGCGGTCTGAGGGTTGGGATGTGCGACGGGTTAACTTTGGTGAGCGGGCCATTCGGGATGATCAGTTCGTGAATAGGGCGGCGGAGATGTGGATCGAGTTCGGGCGGATGGTGGAGGAAGCGAAGGTGAATCTGGGGCCGGTGGGAACGGACGAGATTCTATTGCAGCAGTTCGTGAGCAGGAAGGTGCGGACCAATGGTAAGGGCAAACTTACCCTCGAAGGTAAAGACGAACTCAGATCCCGCGGGGTGAATAGTCCGGATCGGGCGGATGCTATGGTACTGGCGTTTTGCGGTGGTGGCGGGAAGCGGATGGATGAGTACCTGAAAGCATTGGGTGAGGATGGAAGGAGCTTGCTTGAAAGGATGGAGGATGAGATAGGTCCGGTGGAGGAAACTGGGTCTCCGCTTGCTGGATGCGAGGTTGGCGGGTAGGAAGAGGGGTATACATTTATGATGAGCGACAAACAGCGGAATTCGTTGCAGGGCCAGATTGTTGAGGCTGTTGCCCAGCGAAGCCCGTGGGAGATAAGGCAGACGCGGTGGTATGAGTTACGCCATCACGGGTTGCGACGTACCAATAAGCCCTGGCCCAAGGCCGCGGATCTGCATTGGCCGCTCATTGATACGGCGATCGAGAAGCTCAAGCCGCTGTTCCTCCAGCAGGCACTGGGCATGGATGTTGTGGCCAGCTTTGTTCCGATGCGCCAGCAGTTGAATGCGTATACGAAGGTGGCGGAGGACTGGTTCAACTATAAGATTCGGGACAAGACAAACTTCACGGATGAGGTCTTGAGCTGGGTGGATTACACGCTGATGAGCGGGCGCGGGGTGATCAAGTGCTTCTGGAACCCGGGTGATAAGCGGGTGGGGTTCGAGGCGATTGACCCGATGTATTTCATTGTGCCGGCATACACCGTGGATTTGCAGGATGCAGATTGGGCGGTGCATGTGATGCCGATGAGTGTGGGAGCGTACAAGCGGATGGCTGGGCAGTTCGGGTGGAAGAGCGATTCCAAGACGATCGAGAAGATTCGGGGTAATCCGCAGCAGGACGATAACGTCCCGGGAGCAGCGACCGAGGAAGACGCAAAGCAGCTTCGCGAGGGTATCACTTACACGAGCAATACCGATGGGGTGATTGTGTGGGAAGTGTACAAGAAGCGGGATGACGGGGTGTGGGAGGTTTACCTGTACAGCCCCGCGGCAGTGGATCTCGATCTGCGGGATCCGATGGAGTTGCCGTATGATCATGGCCAATGTCCCTTCGTGGACTTCCCGTATGAGATCAAGGACAAGGGATGGTTCAGCCCGCGGGGCGTGTGCGAGATCTTGGCTCCGTTCGAGTTGTCGATGACCTCGATGTGGAACCATAAGCACGATGCGATGACGCTCTATAATCGCCCGCTATTCCGAGCGGAACGGGAGCTGCCGAACAGCATCAACCTGCGGTTCTCGCCCGGGCAAATCTTGCCGTATGGCGTGGCCCCGGTCCAGATGCCGCAGCCCCCGGTGAGCTTCGATCAGGAGCTAAACCAGACTCGGGCGGTCGCGGAGAACCGGATCGGTAGTCCGGATTATGCGATGGGTAGTGCGATGGGCGGGGGCAGTGACCGGCGGACGGCGACCGAGATCCAGAGTATCAACGCTCAGGCGATGCAGAGCGGTGATTTGCGGGCACGACTATTCCGTATGGCACTGGGCAAGATGTACCGGCAAGCTTGGGGACTTTATGTTCAGTATGATTCCAAGAGTTTACGATATCGATTTGCCGAGGACTCGCTGGATGCGGATCCGGTGGCATTGCACGATCAATATGAGCTGGAACCGAAGGGCGGTATGGACATGGTCAGCCGGCAGATGATGGTTCAGCAGGCCATTAACCGTAAGCAACTGTTCCAGAACAGCCCCTGGGTCGATCAAGTGGAGCTGGATAAGAGCATCATGGAGCTGGATGACCCGTCCCTGATCAAGCGATTGCTTCGGGATCCAGGTCAGAAGCAGCAGGATGAGTTGGAGGACGAGACCAAGACGATCCCGACACTGCTAATCGGCATTCCGGTGCCGGCTAAACCGGGTCAGAACTTCGCGGGCCGTATCGGTGTGCTGATGCAGTACCTGAATGGGGCGATCCAGCAGGGTCAGCAGTTCAGTCCGGCCTCGAAGAATGCGTTTATGGTGCGTATCGACAGCCTGTTGCAGGGGTACGAGCAAGTGGCGACCAATGAAGCGCGGAAACTGCGGGCTGAGATCCAGAAGTTCCTGACTAGCAGCGGTTTGTTGCAGCAGCAGCAGCCTCAAATGCCAATGCCTCCCGCCGGCCCAGAACCGCAGATGGCCCAGCCTCCCGTTTAATAAGCTATGACCTGCAAAGATTGCCGATATCGAGCCTCCGACAAGACCTGCCGGCGGTTTCCGCCCACCAGTAGGCCAACTTGCTGGCCCACTGTGCTGGATTTTGATTGGTGCGGAGAATTTTACGCTATGACCGCTATTATTGTGGAGCCTCAGCCCGTTTTGACCTCGATTCCGGTGCAAACCCAGCCCCAAGCTCCGTTAATGGAGCAGCTTGAGGAGGGTGTGGCACCGAAGATCAGGTTCCAGAAGGCTAAGAGGCAGGAGAACATCAAGGAGTTGCAGGATTCACCGCTATTCCAATCTTGATATGGCCGAGTACCAAGGAAAGAAAGTATCGCTAGGCAAACCCTTCTACACACCGGGCGAGTCCAAGAAGAAAGCGGTGTACGTCCGCAATCCGAAGGGCACCGTGATCAAGGTTCGTTTTGGTGATCCCAATATGGAGGTTAAGAAGGACGATCCCGAGCGGCGCAAGAGCTTCCGAGCGAGGCACAACTGCGATACGGCGAAAGATCCTACGAAACCTAGAACTTGGTCATGTCGGGCATGGTAGATTTATGAAGAAGAAATCGAAGTTCAGCAAACTGGCAACGCAACTCAAGAAGGAGGGCGCGGATGATCCCAAAGCTCTCGCGGCATACATTGGTCGCAAGAATCTTGGGGCCGCAGAGTTCATGCGCCGCGCCGCAGCCGGTCGCAAGAAGGCTAAGTGATGATCTCACTCATTTCACGAGTCCGCGCCGCATGGACTTTTGGCCGGCATCAATGCTGGGTCGATGCGCTTCCTTGGAACAGGGATGACGCGACCACCCTCAATAACTTTTTCAAGAGCGAGACCGGAAAAAAGTTCAAGGACGCTCTCCTGAACACTGTTCTTATGCAGAACGCTTCTGCAATTACGGACAGAAACCATTTGCAATACTCCTCTGGATTTGCAATGGGTCAGGCCAGTCTTGTGAAGGTCATCGAGATGATGGCCGACCGAGAATCAATTACGGGACAGGAAGATGATCCGGATTCTGTCACGAATACATAGGATCAAAGTTGCGGTTGCTGCGTCTGTGCGGACCAGCAAACGAATACAAGCACAATATGTCAGATGAAACAATGAGTGCCGATGCGATGCTCGCTTTGGCCAATGATCACGATGCTGGTGTCGATATCGACAGCCAACCACGGGAGCAGACTCAAAATAAAAACGAGTCAGCTTCGGTTGAGCAAGATTCCTCCAATGAGGGGAGTGCCAGTAAAGAGGTTAATAACCGCGAGCAAGATGATGTAGGCACGAGCAGTAAGTCAGAGACCGATTCCAAGGCCAAGCAGAAGGAAGGGGAGAAGCCGAAGGATCAGAAGAGCAAATTCGCCCAGGATCAGAATCGAAAGACCAAGACCTGGGAACAAATCAACGCTGAGAAGGAGGCTATCAGGGCCGAGCGCGAGGCGGTGAGGCGTGAACGGGAAGAGTGGAGCAAGCAACGGGAGCAATCCACGGTTGCTGATACCAATTCTTTTCGGGACGAGAAGGGTTACACTGCGGAGGATTACGAGGCTGCGGCCAAGGAATTCGATGCGGATGGTGACTCTCAGTTGGCCAAGGCAGCGCGAGCTAAGGCTGATGGCGTCCGTAAGACCGTGAGTGTGAAGCAGCAGCAGGTTCAACAGGAACGCTTTACGAGGACATGGGCAGATAATTTCAACAAGTTGTCCGAGAAGGAGACTTGGCTGAAGGATCAGTCCAGTAACGAGTACAAGCGAACGGTTGAGTTGTTGCAGCGCATTCCGATCTTAACAACGCTGCCCAATGGGTTAGCCCATGCGGTAGAATTGATGAAGCTCCAAGATACTGCGGGTCGATTTCAGTCTGTAGAAGCCGAGAATAAGTCTCTGAAAGAACAGCTCAACAAGCTCCAGCAGAAGACCGCCATTGGTAAAAGCGTTCCGGCAGGACAACTCAAGACCGAGGAGAAAGATTTCTCACGGTTATCCATGAAGGAGCAAAGGGATGCGCTCATAAGAGCGACACGAGAGTTCGATCGGGAAAGCAACCAATAGCACAACCACAACTAAAATATGGCAGGCATTACTACTTCAACCACGCTAACCAGTCAGTTCCAGAACTTCTTCAGCAAGGAGCTTCTCTCGATCGTCCAACAGGAGACGATTCTTGATCAGTTCTCCATGAAGGCTCCGATCCCCAAGAACAATGGTAACAAGGCCATCACGATGTTCCGCTTTGGTGCGCCGAGCGTTGCTGGTGTCCAGACTATCAGTTCTGAAGGTACTCCTATCAGCTCTGGAAGCTATCGTTCCCTTGTTCTCAACAGCCTCAGCAAGAGCCTCGCTCAGTACGGTCAGGTGATCGGATTGACCGACATCCTCCGCGCTACGGACCTGTTCAACTCCCTCCAGCAGGCCACCAAGACTTCCGGTCTGGACATGGCCCTCTGGGTTGACTCGGTCATCCGTAACACCCTGATCGGTTCCAACCTCACCGCGAGCGGTTCCTCTATCGGTTCCGCCGCCGAGGGTGGTGGTACGTTCGATAACTCGGATGCTTGTAACGTCGTTGCCAGTTCTGGTGGTATCAAGGTGTACGGTAACCCCGCTACGCTGACCACTCAGAGCTTCTCCGCGTTGAACAGCGATACGACTGCTGCTAACACCACGATGACCGCTTCTGCTGTCCTCGATTCAATGACCCGCCTGAAGCGTAACCGCGCTCCGATGATCAATGGCGGCTACGTCCTGGCGACCGATCCTCGTGTTACCCGTGATTTGATGCGCGATGCCGATTGGTTGAACGCCTCCAACTACGGCAACAAAGGTACCCCGTTCTACAAGGGCGAGGTGGGTTCCATCTACGGTTGCCGCGTTGTCACTCAGACCAACTCGTTTGTCAGCACCGGCTCCGGTACTGCCGCTGATGAGTTCATCTATCAGGCTACCGCCGCAGGTGGCGGTCTGGCGGTTAGCAAGGACATCATCGCCTCGTTCTTCTTCGGTAACGAGTCGTTCGGTATCCCTGCCTTGACCGGTGATGATCCGTTGTCCCCGAAGGTTGTGATCACCGATACCCCCGACAAGAGCGATCCGTTGAACCAGCTCGTCACCGTTGGTGTGAAGTTGTACTTCGCTACTCTGCGTTTGGCCGCTGGTAACACTGGCTCGACTGCTAACCCTGTCTGGTACTTGGTGCATCGTACTAAGACCTCTACCACGCTGTAATATGCGACCTAAGACGGCCACCATCATGGTGATTGCCGTCGGCCCAAAGGGGCATCGTCGAGAAATCGGTGGTGCCCCTTCTCATTCCGCTTGCGGATGTGATGAGGCTGACAACAATGCGCCAATGATTGCGATTCCAGTCGAGGCTCTTTCCACTGACACGGAAGATGGCCAACAGGCTTCCCCCGAGGTTGGTGATGAAGTTGTCCTACAGGAAGTTCGGGGTATTCTCAAGAAGCTTGAAAATGGTGAGGCTTACGTTGAGATCCAAAGCGTGAACGGTATGCCCGCCGAATACGAGAAGGCCGGCAAGGAATCAATGGAACCAATGGACGAAGAAGGTATGCGAAACATGGTTTCCGAGTACGACAGCGAGATGGAGTCTTAACATGCCGATCTACACCTTCGAGAACAAAGGCAAGTCCTTGGAGCAAATCGCTCCAATGGGAACCGATTCTCTTGTGATCAAGGGTGAACGCTGGACGAGGCAGCCGGTAGCCCGCTTCGGGGTTACCGGTTTTGCCCGCGAAGCCGAACTCAAGGACAAGGTGAAGCAGGGCTTTAGCCGGATGGAAGACCGGCAGGGTACCCGCTTTGAAAGCACTTTCAGCAAGAATCAGATCCGTAAAATTTGGGACATATGAGCATAGAATCTAATCTGGCAACCGAGTATTCGATGGGCAATGCGGGCTTCCAGCTCGTGACCTCTACCGCGTTGACCACTGGCCCATTCGTTGCGATCACCACGATTGCCGCAACCACTTTCACCTCGATCACTGGCAATGGCATCAGCGGCACTTGGTCCTCAGTGACTATCCCCGCTGGCATTACGCTTCCTGGGCCGATCCAAAGCTTTCAGCTTACTGGTGGTCAGGTGATCGCGTTCAACGGAGTGATTAGCTCTTAAACCCGTGACACTCGCTCTCGGAACAAGATTGGCTTCGAGTGGGTCTGGCGGAAACGTCACGCCCATCGATCCGCCTGTCGAGAGACGCGCTCTTGTTACGGATCAATTATCGGAACCGCTTGTTTTAGAGTTTGATACAATAGCAGTGGATTTTCTTGTGGCATCAGATGGAACGTATGATGTTATTAGTCTTGAAGGCGGAATATTACCAATTAACGTTTTAACGGAAGCATCAGATAAATTCATTCTAACAGTTAACTAATATGGCAGACGTAAAGATTACAGCACTAGCGGTGTTAACCGCCGCTGACCCGATTAACGACGCTATCCCTATCGTTGATGTCAGCGATAACACGATGGCGGCATCTGGTACGACTAAGAGGATTAGTGTAAACAACATCCTCTCATCCTCGCCAACCGCGAGCGGAGCACTGACTGTCACCGGACTCGTCACCGCTGGCTCCGCCACCATCACCGGCGATCTGACGGTGCGGACGAATAAGTTGGCGGTTACGAGTACGGGTGTGGGTTTTGGAACGACTTCGCCAAATGCTTCATTCCAAGCTACACTCAGCGGTCTGTACGGACTTCGTATCCAGAGCGCAGACACCAACAATTCTGCTCTAAATATCGGAAACGATCCGACATCTGGTTACGCGTTTGTTGACGCAACCAAAACGGGAAGCGGATCGTTTTTGCCGTTGCGATTTAGCACAAGCGATAATGAACGCTATCGTATCGCAATTGATGGCGTCTCCACATGGTCCGTAGCTGGCACCACCGCCATGACCCTGAACTCTACGGGGTTGGGCGTGGGGGGAAGTCCGTTGGCATCGCATCTGATTCATTCGCAAGGTCCTGTTGGAATCGGTGGAACTGGGGGTGGAACGCGTACTTCTTACATCTCAAACTCTGCGGCGGCATCGATTTATTACACCGATGGTGGTGCGAGCTATCCGTTCAACGATTTTGGCAACTTGGTTATCCAGCCGAGAACGAGTGCTGCACGAAGCGTTGTCATTGCTACCGGATCAACCACACCAGTCGAACGCGCTGTTGTAAAATCAACCGGACAAGTGCGTTTTGTTCCACTTGCTTCAGATCCTGCTGGTGCTGAAGCTGGTGATGTGTACTACAACAGCACAAGCAACAAGCTGAAGTGCTACAACGGAACCACTTGGAACGACCTCTTTTAATCCATCCCATGATTACCCTCTCTTGGATCATCGAACGCCTTCTCGTTAAGCCGACCGAAGGCTCCCTCACCGATGTCGTTATCACCGCCGACTGGCGTTGCAACGGCACTGACGAAACCTACAGCGGCACTTGCTACGGCTCCTGCTCGTTCGCTCCGCCGACTGGTGAGTTCACGCCTTACGAGGATCTGACCGAAGCGCAGGTCTTGAACTGGTGCTACGAGAACGGTGTCGATAAGACCGCCATCGAAGCCAACGTGACGCAGCAGATCGAGAATCAGATCAATCCGCCAGTGGTGACGCTGCCGCTGCCGTGGGTGCCGGTGCCGCCGGTTGTGGTTGCCGAGCCGGTGGTTGTTGTCGATCCTGTCGTCGCATGATCAAGATCGAACTTACTCAGGAGCAGGCCAACAGCCTTCTCCAACTCATCGACATTGCAATCAAAGCCGGTGGCTATCAGAACGCCAAGGTAGGCGTTCCTTTGGCTGACATCATCCTCGACGCAGCGAAGCCTAAATCCGAGTAATGGAACCAACGAACAGCAGCACCAGCCCTGGACTCAGCCTAGCAGCAGCGGCAGGTGCCACCGCTGTTTCGTTTATTCCGTGGCTTACCGACTGGGTTCAGCTTATCACAGCCGTGGTTGGCTTGGTTTGTGCCTGTTACGCAGCGTTTCGATTATTCCGCTCTAAATGAAAAACACGAAAACAACTCTCGCTGGTGTCGGTGCCATTCTCGTCGCTGTTGGTGGGGCTCTCAAGGCCCTGTTCGACGGTGACCCGACAACCAACCTCGACCTGACTACCACCATCGCAGCGGTGACCGCTGGTATCGGCCTGATCTGGGCCAAGGATGCCAAGGAAGTTACCGAGCCGAAGCCGTGAATTGGATCTACCAGATCCTTCGGGCAATCCTCGACTTCCTACGAGCAACACCACCTACCGATGTGCAACATGGCAAAGCTCCCGAGGCCCTCAAGAGCGATCTCGATGGCCGCATTGCTGACCTGCCTGGGTTGCCAGATGACCCGGGTGGTCCTGGTGCCAAGCGGTGATCCGGTGATGCTGGCCAAGCCTACAACGGCCAGCGTCTACGGATTCGATTCTGATAAGAAGCTGGTGGGGCCATCCAAGGTGGTTCTGCCGGCAGGTTGGTACGTTTTACCGAAGAACTGATATGGGAACACCACTCACAGGCAGTAGCGTTGCATCGACCTACACTGGCCTACTCAAGAACTCCGACAACTCCACCGTAGGCGCATCGCTCAAAGCCATCAGCGACGGCAGCGGCAATGACTCCGCACTTCAAGTCTCCAACGCCGCAGTCAATACCACCGGAGACTTCAGCGTAGCCACTAACAAGCTCACAGTGGCCTCTGCAAGCGGCAACACGGCTGTTGCGGGTACTTTGGCCGTCACCGGGGCTACCAACCTCTCAAGCCTCATTACAAGCGGTGCAGCGACCATAGGCGGTGCGCTCAATGTCACCGGAGCAACCACGCTCACCGGCAATCTCACGGTACCAGGAAACCTCGCGGTCACTGGAACCTCCACCCTGACCGGTGCCACCGCCGTTACAGGCACCCTCGGAGTCGCGGGAGCAAGCACACTAGCAAGCGTTGGCGTAACCGGAGCCGCTACCGTTGGAACCACTCTCGGAGTCACGGGAGCCACTACCCTGACCGGTGATCTCGCAGCCAATGGCAATACCACACTTGGAAATGCCGGTACCGACACGTTGACGCTCAACTCGGACAACATCACGGCTCCCAACATATCAACTGTCACGGTTGATATTGCTTCTGACAAGGTGCTGATTGCCGATGCAAGCGATTCCAGCAAGGTTAAGATTGTTACTGCCAGTTCATTGGGAATAAGTGCTTCCAATGCTCCTCAAGTAAAACAAACCGCTTTAACCAGTCAGACAACAATAACCCCAACTGGCGGTAGTTTTGGAACAGAAATCACAGGGTTAACCACAACTATAACTCCACGAAGCATAACTTCAACAGTACTCGTAACTGTTACTATTTGCTACGGAGCTGCTCCTGGATATTCTGGAACCAGTTGTTTCAGATTAACAAGAGATGATGGCACGCAAATAGAGATTGGATTCCCCCCTTCAAATCCTGGAAATAGGCAGAGCGGAATTTCATCACCTTCATACTACGAAGGAGCATCTGGAGAATATCAAAATTCAGTAACAATAACATTTTTAGATTCTCCGGCAACAACATCTGCTGTTACTTACAGGATAAATATTCAAGCGGCTTATCCGGCGGGGTCCGCCCCTGTACTTATAAATAGATCTTTTTCAGATAGTAATACTCATTATTATGGCAGATCTATATCTACAATGATCTTGCAAGAATACTTCGCATGAAACCCTCCGAAGCGGCTCAAGCGGCTTGCGACAAGCTGTCGTTCACAGACTCGGCCACCATCGCGTTGGCCAAGAAATTCTGTATCCGCCGCTACTCGATGATCTGGGATTCCTGCCTGTGGAACGATACCCTCGGCATTATCTCTCATCCAGTCACCGCCGGCGAAGAGATGATCACCCTCTCGGATTACGTCGCCTCCGCTTACGCTTCAGGGACCGGTTACAACACCTTCATCGACTTCCCCGTAGCCATCCGCTTCACGGTCACCGGAGATACCGATGGCATCGAAGTTCCCGCCGCGGAATGGGTCTCGTTCTTCCAGCTCGATCCCAACACTTGGAACAACGTCGATAGCCGTAAATCCACCCCCGGCAACTTCGTTAACTGGACCCGGCTCATTGGAGGAGCTTATGGCGAGGCCGGTGTTCCGCGCATCAAGCTCGTTCCCACGCCCAATGCCGATGGCACCTTGTTCATCCTCGCCAAGAAACAGTCGCAGATGCGGCAGTTCGGTGAGGCTGTCACTATCTCCAACGATACCAACTTCGAGCTACGAGGCGTAGAGAACGCTCTAATGGCCTACACTGAAGGCGATCTCCTCGAATACTCTCGGCAGTACGGTAAAGCCCAAGCCAAGTTCCAAGAAGGAGCCGCTCAGGTCTCCATCATGAAAGACATGG